TGCATGTGCTGCGGCCGGACCGGATGAGCCTGGTTCCGGGTTCGGACGGCTGGCCCGCCGCCTATGACTATGCGGTCGGCGGGCGGACGCACCGGTTTTCGATGACGGGCGGGCCGCCGCCCATCTGTCACATCCGCGCGTTCCATCCGCAGGATGACCACTATGGTTTCTCGCCATTGCAGGCGGCGGGCGTGGCGGTGGACGTGCACAATTCCGCATCGGCCTGGTCGAAGGCGCTGCTCGACAATGCTGCCCGGCCATCGGGGGCGATCGTCTATCGGGGGGTGGACGGGCAGGGCAACCTGAGTGCCGATCAGTATGACCGGTTGGTGAGCGAGATGGAAAGCCATCATCAGGGCGCGCGCAATGCGGGCCGTCCGATGCTGCTGGAAGGGGGGCTGGACTGGAAGCCGATGGGCTTTTCCCCGTCTGACATGGAGTTCCAGCAGACCAAGGAGGCGGCGGCGCGCGAGATTGCGGTGGCCTTTGGCATTCCGCCGATGCTGATGGGGATCCCGGGCGAGGCGACCTATGCCAATTATCAGGAGGCCCACCGCGCCTTTTACCGGCTGACGGTGCTGCCGCTGGCGGGCAAGGTGACGGCTGCGATTTCGCAGTGGCTGTCGGCCTTTACCGGGGAAGAGGTGGAGCTGCGCCCCGACCCCGATCAGGTGCCTGCGCTGGCGGCAGATCGCGATCAGCAGTGGGCGCGCGTCGGTGCTGCGGATTTCCTGACCCCGGCAGAGAAGCGGGCCGCCCTTGGCCTGCCGCCGCTGGCGGAGGGCTGAGCATGCGGGACGCAGGCGGCGGATCGCGGTTTCTGTACGACAGTTTCGATGCGGCAGCCGCCCGGATCGAGGCGAATGAGCGGGTGGCGCAGGAACGCTGGGCGGCGCTGGAGTTCCGGCTTGGCCAGATCGATGCGGCGCTGGAGCGGCTGGAGAAGCGCATCTGGGTTGGGGTTTACGGCCTGGCCTGCTTTCTGCTGGCGCAGATGGCAGAGGCCGTGATTGCGGCAGCGATGAGGTAGCAGCGAGATGGATGAGATGACACAGGCGGGCGCGCCGGAGCGCAAGTTCCACCGTCCCGAGGCCGGGATCATGGTGACGGAGGGATCGCGGGTTGAAGGCTATGCCTCGATCTTCGGGCGCCGGGATCAGGGCGGGGACGTGGTGGGGCGCGGGGCCTATGCGGCGTCGCTTGCGGCCCTGGCGGCATCGGGCCGGCGCGTGAAGATGCTGTGGCAGCACGATCCGGCGCAGCCCATCGGGGTGTGGGATGAGGTGCGCGAGGATGCGACCGGTCTTTACGTGAAGGGCCGGATCCTGACCGATGTCGCACGGGGAAGGGAAGCCGCCGCCCTGCTGGCGGCTGGCGCGATCGACGGATTGTCGATCGGCTACCGAACGTTGCGGGCCGAGAGGGATGCCAAGGGGCAGCGGCTGCTGCAGGAGGTGGACCTTTGGGAAGTGTCGCTGGTGACCTTTCCCATGCTGGCCGAAGCGCGGGTTCAGGCCAAGGCCGACCCCGCCGCAGATGCGGGCTGGATCGGGCTGGCCCGGCTTTTCGAGCAGGCGCACCGCAAACTTGCCGCGCGCTGACGCGGCCCAATCACGGGGGACAAGATGGGAGAGACCAGTATCCGGTCCGGGGCGCAGGGCCCCGAGGCCGCCGGACCGGCCGAGCAGATGACCAGGGCTTTGGCAGGTTTTCTGCAGGAATTCAACGGCTTTCAGGCCGAAGTGACATCTGCTTTACATCAACAGGAAGAGCGACTGACCATGCTTCAAGCCAAGACGATGACCTACGGACGCCCGGTGCTTTCAACTGCGGTGGACATGGAGGAGCCGCACAAGAAAGCCTTCAACGCCTATCTGCGCCATGGCGACGATGAGGGGCTGCGCAGCCTGATGCTGGAGGGCAAGGCGCTGAACACGGCGGTGCCGGGCGATGGCGGTTTTCTGGTGGACCCGCGCACGGCGGACACGGTGAAATCCATGCTGGTTGCAACCGGGTCGATCCGGTCGATTGCCAGCGTGGTCACGGTCGATGCCACGAGTTTCGATGTCTTGATCGACCGGTCGGATGTGGGGACCGGATGGGTGACCGAGACCGGATCGGTCAGCGAGACGGCGACGCCGCTGATCGAGCGCATCTCGATCCGGCTGCACCAGCTTGCGGCCATGCCGAAGGCAAGTCAGCGGCTGCTGGACGACAGCGCCTTTGACGTGGAGGGCTGGCTGGCGGAGAAGATCGCCTCGCGCTTTATCCGGTCGGAATCGGCGGCCTTCGTGAACGGGGACGGGGTGGACAAGCCCAAGGGCTTTCTGCTGCCGGCCAAGGTTGCGAATTCCACCTGGACCTGGGGAAGCCTGGGCTATGTGGCCAGCGGTGCCGCAGCGGATTTCCCGACAACGAACGCTGTCGATTGCATCGTGAACCTTGTTTATGCCCTGGCGGCACCCTACCGGGCCAATGCGACCTTTGTGATGAATTCCAAGACCGCAGGGGCCGTGCGCAAGATGAAGGATGCCGATGGCCGCTTCATGTGGGCCGACGGGCTTGCCGTGGCGGAACCGCCGCGCCTGATGGGGTATCCGGTGCTGATCTGCGAGGATATGCCCGATATTGCCGCGAATGCCCATGCGATTGCCTTCGGCGACTTCGCCGCAGGCTATACGATTGCCGAGCGGACCGACCTGCGCATCCTGCGCGATCCGTTTTCGGCCAAGCCGCATGTGCTGTTCTATGCGACCAAGCGCGTGGGCGGCGACATCAGCGACTATGCCGCGATCAAGCTTCTGAAGTTCGCCCTGTCCTGACGGCAGGTCGGTGCGCCGCCCCGGGAACGGGGCGGCGGCTGACATGGCGGGCGCATCCTTCGCCGGGCGAAGGCCACCTGCGCCCGGCGAGGTTTTCTTGCCTTTCGGGAAGCGGAGACACCCCAGATGTTGAACGAAGACACGCCCGTTGCGGTGGCGTCCTTGCCGATTCAGGCGATGCGGGACCATTTGCGCCTGGGCACCGGCTTTGCCGAAGAGGGATTGCAGGACGGGTTGATCGAGGCCTATCTGCGGGCGGCACTTGCGGTGATCGAGGGCCGGACCGGCAAGGCCCTGTTGCAGCGGGTATTCCGCTGGGTGCTGGACGACTGGCGCGACCCGGCGGGGCAGGCGCTGCCGCTGGCCCCGGTGCAAAGCGTTGTTTCGGTGACGCTGACGGATGGCGCGGGCGGATCGACCGTGCTGGATGCCGGGCTGTACCGGTTGATCGCCGATCTGCACCGCCCGCGCCTGGCGCCGACGGGGCAGTTGCTGCCGTCTGTTCCGGGCGGGGGGCAGGTCGAGGTGGTGTTCACGGCAGGGTTTGGCACCCTGTGGACCGATGTCCCGCCGGACCTGCGGCAGGCGGTGCTGATGCTGGCTGCCGATCTGTACGAGCGGCGCGACGAGATGGGGCTGCGCGAACAGGGGCTGCCCTTTGCGATCCTGTCGCTGATCGAGCGCTGGCGGACGGTGCGGTTGCTGGGCGGGGGCACGGCATGACCCGGATTTCCCTGTCGCGCCCGCTGGTTCTGGAGGTGCTGCGCACCGAACCCGACGGGTCGGGCGGCTATGCCGAACGCTGGCAGGCGTTGGGGACCCTGTGGGCCGAAGTGACGGCGGGGACGGGGCGGGATGCGCCGGTAGAGGAGTTTACCCGGGCCCTGGTGAGCTATCGGATCACGGTACGCGGTGCGCCGGTGGGGGCCGAACAGCGTCCGCGACCGGAGCAGCGCTTTCGCGACGGAACCCGGCTGTTTCGCATCCTGGCCGTGACCGAGCGCGACGCGGCGGGGCGCTATCTGCTGTGCTTTGCGCGGGAAGAGGGGACGACATGAGCTATGGACAGGCCGCGGCGCTGCAGGCCGCTGTGTATCAGCACCTGACCACCCTGCCGGTTCTGGCGGGCATCCCGGTGGTGGATGCGGTTCCCAAAGGGCAGGGCGCGGGGACATTCGTGCTGATCGGTACCGAAGAGGTGCGCGATCTGTCCGATGCCAGCGGGTCCGGGGCAGAGCACCGCTTTGCGGTCAGCGTGATCAGCGAGGCGGCGGGGTTCACCGCCGCCAAGGACATGGCGGTGGCCATTTCGGACGCGCTGAACAATGCGGCCCTGACGCTGGGCCGGGGGCGCCTGGTGGGCCTGTGGTTTCAGCGCGCCACGGCACGCAGGCGCGATGATGGCCGGGTGCGGCGGATCGACATGACCTTTCGCGCCCGTGTCGAGGACTGAGGGCGCGCGGGGCTGAAGGCGAAACATCTGAGGGGAGCGGCGGGATGCCTGTACAGAACGGCAAGGACCTTTTGATCAAGCTTGACCTGTCGGGGTCGGGGCAGTTCGAGACGGTGGCGGGACTGCGGGCCACGCGGATCAGCCTGAATGCGGAAACGGTGGATGTCACCAGCCTGGACAGTCCGGGCGGCTGGCGCGAGTTGCTGGCAGGGGCCGGCGTGAAATCGGCATCGATCAGCGGATCGGGCGTGTTCCGGGACGAGCAGACCGATGCCCGCGCCCGGCAGGTCTTCTTTGCGGGCGGGATGCCCGCCTTTCAGGTGATCGTGCCCGACTTCGGGACGATCGAGGGGCCGTTCCAGATCACGGCGCTGGAATATGCCGGGACCTTTGACGGCGAAGCGACGTACGAGCTGACGCTGGCCTCGGCGGGGCTTTTGACCTTCGTGGCGCTGTGATGGCGAACCCCTGGGCCGGAGAAGTGTCCGTCACGCTGAACGGTCAGGCGCATGTGGCGCGCCTGACCCTTGGCGCGCTGGCCGAACTGGAAGCCGCGATGGAAGCGGGAAGCCTGGTGGACCTTGTGGAGCGGTTCGAGCAGGGCAGGTACACGACGCGCGATGTGCTGGCGCTGATCGTGGCCGGCCTGCGCGGCGGCGGCTGGTGCGGCACGGCCGAGGACCTGCGCACAGCTGAGATCGCCGGTGGCCTTGGCGGCGCGGCGCGGCTGGCGGCCGAATTGCTGGCGCGGGCCTTCGCGCTTGCGGACCCGGCAGCGGTCCCGACATGAGCCGCATCGACTGGCCCGGCCTGATGCGGGTGGGGATCGGACAGCTTGGACTGGCACCGGAGGCGTTCTGGCGCCTGACCCCGGCAGAGTTGCAGATGCTGACCGGCCCAGAGCCGACGGGGCAGGCCGCGTTCACGCGGGCCCGGCTGGATGCGCTGGTGCGGGCCTTTCCGGACAGGTTGAAGGGGGATGTTGATGATCGAGATCGACAGTTTGTCAGAAAGGCTCACGGCGCTTGAGTCGGCCTGCCTTGCGTCGGCGAGCGGTGTCGGGGGCCTGAACAGCGAGTTGGGCAAGATGCAGGGCGGGATTGCCCAGGCGGGACGTGAAGTGACCGGATTGACGAGCGGGATCGGCAACGGGTTGCGGCGGGCCTTCGACGGGCTGGTCTTTGACGGGGCCAGGCTTTCGGATGCGCTGAAGGGGATCGGGCAGACCCTGTCCAACACCGCCTATCGCGCGGCGACCCGGCCCGTGACCGATGCGCTGAGCGGGCTGCTGGCCAAGGGGGTTGGCGGATTGATGTCGGCGGTGACGCCCTTTGCCAAAGGGGGGGTGATCGCGCAGGGCCGCGTCACGCCCTTTGCGCGCGGCGGCGTGGTCACGGGGCCGACCGGGTTTGCGATGCGCGGTGGTCAGGGCCTGATGGGCGAGGCAGGCCCGGAAGCCATTCTGCCGCTGTCGCGGGGTGCCGATGGCCGCCTTGGCGTGCAAAGCGCGGGTGGCGGCGGCCGGGGCGTGTCGGTGGTCATGAATGTCTCGACGCCGGATGTGCAGGGGTTTCAGCGCAGTCAGGGGCAGATCGCCGCGCAGGTGAACCGGATGCTGGCGCGCGGCCAGCGGAACAGGTGAGGGTGCGATGGGATTTCACGAGGTGCGGTTCCCGGTGAACCTGAGTTTCGGGTCGTCCGGCGGGCCGGAGCGGCGCACGGAAATCGTGACGCTGACCAACGGGTTCGAGGAGCGCAGCACGCCCTGGGAGCATTCGCGCCGCCGCTATGATGCGGGTCTGGGGATGCGCAGCCTGGATGATCTGGGAGAGGTCATTGCCTTTTTCGAGGCACGGCGCGGCCAGTTGTTCGGCTTTCGCTGGAAAGACTGGGTGGACTTCAAGTCGGTCGCCCCATCGCAGCCGGTGACACCGTTGGACCAGATCATCGGTCAGGGGAACGGGACCAGGAAGGACTTCAGATTGGGCAAGACCTATGTCTCGGGGGTGGGGACCTATCAGCGCCCGATCACGAAGCCGGTGGCGACGACGGTGCGCGTGGCGGTCGGCGGCGTGGAAAAGGTGGTTGATCTGGACTGGACGTTGCAGGCGGCGACCGGGACGGTGACCTTCGCGCTTGCGCCCGCGCTGGGGGCTGTCATTTCTGCGGGGTTCGAGTTTGATGTCCCGGTGCGGTTCGATACGGACCGCATCCAGACCTCGATCGAAGCCTTTCAGGGGGGCGAGGTTCCTTCGGTTCCGGTGGTGGAGCTGCGGGTCTGATGGCAGGGCGCGAGGATCTGCTGGCCCATCTTGCGGGCGGTGTCTCGACCCTGTGCCGGGCCTGGGCGGTGCAGCGCAGGGATGGCGTTGTGCTGGGCTTTACCGACCACGACCGCGATCTGAGTTTCGACGGCCTGACCTATCGGGCCGGAACGGGCATGACGGCGCGCGCCCTGATGCAAACGACCGGCTTTGCCGTGGACAACAGCGAAGCGGTGGGCGCATTGAGCAGCGATGCCGTCACCGAAGCCGATCTGCTGGCCGGGCGCTACGATGCGGCCGAGGTGCGCTGCTGGCTGGTGAACTGGACCGATGTCGGGCAGCGGCTGCTGCAGTTCCGGGGAACGTTCGGCGAGATCGTCCGGTCTGCGGGGGCGTTTCGCGCCGAATTGCGCGGCCTGACCGAAGCGCTGAACCAGCCGCAGGGCAGGGTCTATCAGCGCGATTGCGCGGCCATTCTGGGAGATGCGCAGTGCCGCTTTGATCTGGCCCGCCCCGGATTTTCGGTAGAGCTTGCTGTCCAGACGCATGCGGAGCGGCGCGTTTTCGCCTTTTCGGGCCTGACGGGATTTGCCGCCGGCTGGTTCGAAAAAGGCCGGGCGCGGCTGCTTGACGGACAAGCACACGGGGTCATCGGTCTGATCAAGGCCGACCGGATCGAAGGTGGTCAGCGGGTGATCGAACTGTGGGACAGGATCGGGCCGCCAGTGGCGGCGGGCGACCGCATCCGCCTGGAGGCAGGATGTGACCGCCAGGCAGCCACCTGCCAGTCGAAATTCGACAATTTTCTGAACTTTCGGGGGTTTCCGCATATCCCGGGCGAAGACTGGCTGCTGTCTTATCCCACGGAGTCCGGTGCGAATGACGGCGGGAGGCTGCGGTGATGTCTGGCCATGCCCTGGGGGTTGTTGACCTGGCGCGGAGCTGGATCGGAACGCCCTACCGTCATCAGGGCTGCGTCCGGGGCGGGGGTGCGGATTGCCTTGGCCTGCTGCGCGGACTGTGGCGAGACCTGTACGGAGCCGAGCCGGAACCTGTGCCACCCTATACGGCGGATTGGGCAGAGGCGGGTGGCGAGGAAGCCCTGTGGGATGCGGCACGGCGATGGCTGCGGCCCTGTCGCGCCGGGGCGGATTGCCCCGGCGACGTCTTGTTGTTCCGGATGCGTGACGGGGGCATCGCAAAACACCTGGGAATTGCCGCCGAGGTTGGTGCCGCCCCCAGCTTCATCCACGCCTATTGCGGGCATGGTGTGGTGGAAAGCCCGCTGTCGCAGCCCTGGGCGCGCCGGATCGTTGCGCGGTTCACATTTCCCGAAGGAGAGGTCTGAATGGCGACGATCGTTCTATCGGCTGTCGGGGCGGCGATCGGGGGCAGTTTTGGCGGGACGGTCCTGGGCCTGTCGGGGGCGGTCATCGGCCGTGCGGTCGGGGCCACGCTGGGCCGGGCGATTGATCAGCGGCTGATGGGATCAGGCTCGTCCGTGGTCGAGGTCGGACGGGTCGAGCGCATCCGGGTGATGGGGGCCAGCGACGGCGCGGCCATTGGCCAGGTTTTTGGCCGGATGCGGGTGGCCGGGCAGGTGATCTGGGCAACGCGATTCAAGGAAACGGTGACAACAACGCAGCAGGAAAGCCGCGGCGGCAAGGGTAACCGGCGGAACGCATCGGTTGTGACCGAGAGCTATTCCTATTCGGTCAGCCTTGCCGTTGCCCTGTGCGAGGGCGAGATTCTGCGCGTGGGCCGGATCTGGGCCGATGGCAACGAGATTGTGCGTGACCGGCTGAACATACGGGTGCATTCGGGAAGCGAAACGCAACTTCCCGATGCAAAGATTGCCGCTGTCGAAGGGGCCGGTCGTGCGCCGGCCTATCGGGGCATTGCCTATGTGGTGTTCGAGGATCTTCCCCTGGCCGATTTCGGCAACCGGGTGCCGCAGTTTTCCTTCGAGGTGGTGCGCCGGGCGCAGGGGACCATGGCCCGGACGATGACCGATATTGCCGGCAGCGTGCGGGCGGTGGCGCTGATTCCGGGCACGGGGGAATATGCACTGGCAACGAGCCGGGTGCATTATGACGACGGACCCGGCCTGCAGCGCGCCGCAAACATGCATTCGCCATCGGGCCAGACAGATATGGTCACATCGCTGACGCAGCTGCGCCAGGAACTTCCCCGGTGCGGGGCCGTTTCCCTTGTGGTGTCTTGGTTCGGGAATGATCTGCGGTGCGCAAGCTGCACGGTGCGACCGAAGGTCGAACAGAAGATCACCGAAGGCACGATGCCGTGGCGGGCTGGCGGCATTGGCCGGGGGGAGGCCGGGCAGATTGCCACCCTTGACGGACGGCCTGT